AGTTGCTTGTCCACCTACTCTGCCTGCTTGTAACAAATAAGTGTTTACGAATGCCGCTTCAAATGGTTCAAAGTTTGTGCCTGTGTCTGACCCTCCACTACCAACACTTCGTCTAAATACTTGTCTGACGTCATTTACTTCATCGGGTAATACATACTCTTGTTGATTTTCTACAATAGTTAAAAACAAGTAACTACTTTCTACACTACTATTTGCTCGTTGTCTGTACTTACGCAGAGCCTGATCAATACACATGTTGTAATGACTAGGATCTAGTTCAACATCTACCATATCTCCACCTAAACGAAAATATATGTAATCTTGTATTCCTTTTCTTAAAGTGGTTAAATCTGCCATGCTTAAAATTCCTTGTTACTGTATTTATTTAGAAACCTTAAGCAATACTGTGTCTATACTCATTCTTCCATTAAGTTTAGTTTCAACTCCGTTAATACCCGGAATAAACTTTCTCTTTTTTGCTAAACTTGCACCATTGAATTCTCTAAGTTGATCTTCTGCTTTACGCAAAGTTTTAGAGATGCTCTGTTTAGCATCGAAGAACTGCAAAGTTGTTCCTTTTACTTGTAATGTTACATGTTCTTCTGCTACATATATTCCTAGTTTACGAGTTTTAACATTGAATACCCATAACTCTGTTGCACCTATTATGTCTTCAGGTTTTATACTTGCTACCTTATACTTTGGATCTGATACACAATATTTTAGTTTTGAAACAAGTTTTGTAGAAGTTAATTGTTTAGGCTGACGAGTTTTCCTTGTTGCTTTACTTTCTTGTACAATTAAATCACATGCACTAGTGATACCTCTATAAAGTTCGTATCCTTTTTTAATCTCTGCTTTTGACAGATGTGCATACCCTTCTTTAAACTGTTCTGCTAGGTCTTTTTCTTGTTCTGTTGCATTAGCAGATAACTTTACTGGATTCATTAGTAAGTTAAATTCTTGTAAAGATCCTTGGTAAAAGTTAATAATGTGTCTGGTATGTGCTTGATTAATATTCAAGTTCTTTAGCATCTTTACCATGTCAGGATTTTTAAAACCTTTAGGATTGTCGATAAACCCATCAACAACACCTTCTATTTCTGCAATAATTTCTCCAGCGGCATCTCTGATACGTTCTTGAATATTAGGAACATATATGTTCTTTTTTGCTTCTGCTTCTTTCTTCTCTATTTCGGCAAGAGGACGACCTTTTTCAATCCATTCATTAAAATGATTAGTCATCCATTCAGTTGAACTTTCATCTGCTTCTAACCCTTGGTCAACCCACCAACAATATGCCGCGACATGTTGTCTACTAAATGTCCAGTCGGGTAACTTAGAAACTGCTCTAAAATCTTCTTTAGGTAATATCTTTTTAAGATGTGCTTTTGTTATAGTAACACATTCTTTGTTGTCTACTTCAAAATGAAAAAAGTTTGTACATTTTTTGTAACTATCTCTCGGAGACGCATTAGCACCACTCATCTTCTTTCTAGTAGTAGTTTTTTTCTTTATTAGTTTTACGCCTTTAAGGGCAGATAATTTAGTAGCCATTTTATGTTATCTCCATTGCTATACGCAAGGCTTCCATACCTTGCTCAGTACGTTGCACTTCATCTGTTTTCTCATAGATGATAGTACTTAGTATTTCATTTGCAGTTCTCCTTGTAGTAGAACACTTCATTAATACTTGAACTTGCTTTAGCATTTCTATATCGTTTGTTAAATCACTTATCATAATTTATCCTTTTCCTAACTATGTACATACTATAACACTTATACGATATCAGTCAACCTATTTTTATTTTAAATGTTTTTTAAAAACGGTTGACGTTTTGGTATTATGTGCTATTATAAAGTATAGTTAGAAACAAGCAATTAAACGGAGAGTCAAATGGCATATGTAAGTCAAGCAACAAAAGCAAAGTTAGCACCAGCAATCAAAGCAGTATTAAAAAAGTATGGTTGTAAAGGTTCTATTAGTATTAGAAATCATATGGTACTTTGTGTTAAAATAAGCAGTGGTATTTTTGAGTTTGGTAAACATGCAAATGATTTTAGACAAGTTAATGTTTATCATATCGAAACACACTATGATGGTGTTGAGAAGAAGTTCTTGTTAGAGTTGCTTGAAGCAATGAAAGGTCCAGATTGGTTTGATAAGTCAGACAGTCAAAGCGATTACTTTCATGTTAGTCACTATACTGATATAGAGTTTGGTAATGGTTTTAGCAAGCCGTATTTGCAGGAGGCAGCGTAATGGGATTACAAGGTGCAATGACAGTACTTAAAAAGGACTGTAAATTCTTAGGATTAACAATGAAAGAACTGTTAGTCTTTATTGAACGTAACCCGTATGCTCAAAATAATAGTACTATCGAAGCATATAAAGTTTATAAAAAACAGTCTCAATAGACACTTAATTAGAAAAAATTTCCTCCCCTAAAGAAAAGACTGCTTCGGCAGTCTTTTTTTATACCGATAAATAGTATAAAGAATAGGAGTAATATTTTGCCTCGACTCAGCCTCTGGAAAGATGGTGCACATACTAACGATTTTAAGTTTTTTGATAGAAATATTAAAGAACAATTTACAGTAGGAGGCACAGGAGTTCATGTTCATAAGTACTTAGGTGTTTTGGACCAAGGTCCCAGTAAGGATAAGAGTCAGCCACAATCAACAACTGATGATCCTTTAGCAATACAAGATTTCTTATTTTTAGAGAACAGAGATCGTAAATACGAAACTGACATATATAACTTACGAGGTATATACAATGTCGCTGATACGGATTTTGATTTAAGCCAGTTTGGTCTTTTTTTACAGAACGATACACTATTTGTTACTTTTCACCTATCAGATATGGATCGAATATTAGGTCGTAGATTAATGAGTGGTGACGTATTAGAAATGCCTCATTTAAAAGATTATAATAGTTTAGATACTAGTTTAGAAGTAGCACTAAAAAGATATTATGTAGTACAAGAAGGATCGAGACCTGCAGAAGGATACTCTCCAACTTGGTGGCCTCATTTATGGAGAGTAAAATGTACTCCATTAGTAGACAGTCAAGAATATAATGATATACTTAATAAGATACAACTTGATGATAACACAGGCGAAAGCACAGATAAGACACTAAGAGATCTACTTAGTACCTATACTAAAGAACTTGAGATTACTACTAAAGTAGTCGAACAAGCAGAAGTAGAAGTTCCTAAGAGCGGGTACGACACAAGTAAGTATTATGTCGTTCCTGCTGATCCAGTAACTGGTGCTCCTGAGGAGCCTAAAGGATTTACTGCTGATAGCGGTGCGGCTAATATAGGAGTTACTACAGATAATAGTTTACTCACTAGTGACAACGGTCCTATTACTGCAGCCGATAGTAATATATCTACTGCTGATAGTTTAGTTACTGCTGATACTGAAGTTGCTAGTGTTGCATTGGTTACTGCTGATGCTTCAAATATTAATGCACCTGGTACAGGAATTAGTATTGACAACACATTAATAACTGCAGATAGTGCAAGAACTACTCCTGAGAATAGTAAGGCTTATAGTGGATATCTTGTTGGAGACGGACTTGCTCCTAATGGTGAAGAAATAACAATGGGTACTAGTTTTCCTTCAGATCCTACCGAAGGAAATTATGTTTTAAGATTAGACTTTTTACCTAATAGACTTTTTAGATATAATGGGAATCGCTGGAATAAAGTAGAAGATAATTTGAGAAGTAATCCAACTCCAGGACAGAGTACAAGTCTAACATCAGGATTTATTAATAATACTGCAACCACAACTCAGGATGATAATACAGTTATTAACCAACGTCAAGCATTAAGCAAAGCACTTGAGATACAGGAAGACATTTAATGGCCCAGCAATTTTTCTATGACAATCAAGTAAGAAGGTTTCTATTACAGTTTATCCGTGCTTTTTCAAATTTCCAAGTCCAATATGGAAAGAATAGAGATGGAAATACAACTCTAGTAACGGTTCCTGTAAAATATGGGGACGCAACTAGAATGGTATCTAGTATAATTAGAGATAATAGTGAGAATAAAATTATCCCTACACCAATGATTAGTTGTTATATTAACGAATTTACATATAACCCAGAAAGAAGACAAGATCCGTCACACATTGACAAACGTCATATCCGTATGAGAAAGTATAACGAAGATACTGGAGAATACACAAATCAACAAGGAAATGCATTTACTATAGAAAGGTTAATGCCAGTTCCTTATACTTTAACTATGAACGTTGATGTATGGACTAGTAATACTACACAGAAACTTCAATTACTAGAACAGATGTTAGTACTTTTTAATCCAAGTTTAGAGATACAAAGCACAGACAATTACTTAGACTGGGGAAGTTTAAGTTATATAGAGTTAATGGGCACTACTTGGAGTAATAGAGCGGTTCCAGTTGGTCCAGACGACTCGATTGATGTTTCTACTTTACAATTTACTGTTCCTATTTG